TCTTGAAACACATAACCACCACCTACTTTGTCATTCTCAAGAGTAACAACGTAATCATCTTCTTTGTTTTTTATTGGTGTGTATTTGTAAGTGACACCTGATACATCCATACCACCAATACCATTAGCACCAAGATAAGTAGGAGTCATTGTCCATTCTAAGCCACTAATAGCTACGTTAGGTGTGTAGCCAAAACTGTAAGCAGTTACGCTAGAAGAACAAAAAAGCAGAAGCAATAGCGCCCATGATCTTAATAACATCATCTCTTTTCTCCTCCGTAGTTTTTTGCAAGTCTATGCTAGGAACAGGAATTTCATCGCTATGCACCTCCCATGCTGCAGTAGCCTCTGAGCCTATTAAACCCATATAGGGGCAGGGAGTCCCGGCCATAGCCATACTGCGATGCACTTCACCCGAAGGATCAGCGCACAAAAGGCTTACTGCGGCAACCTTCATACCAAAATCATACAATGTCTTAGCCATTTTCAGTCTTATACAATTTTCTTCAGTATATGTAGCACCTAGACTTAATGAAAATATTTGTGTACCCATAGCACCACTAGATGAGATCGTACATAAATCTGAATTTGTGCCACCTACGTTTGGTGATATGGCGCTTGGTGGTGGTGAGTAAACTGTAGTTTCGTTTTCTGACTTTGTAGTCACCGTAGATGTCGTATTTTGCGTTATTGAGCTTTCGTCAACTGCAAGTACAGGAAACACAAAAACTATTAAAAATAAGGCTAATTTTGTTTTCATATTCATAGTTTAACCTAGTATGCCCAGCTTACAAAAGAATGACGAACACCTTTTGTAACTAAAGTTACTTCATGTGTGTATATAAACAATGATGGAAACATCAATATATCTCCTGTTTTCAAGTCAATTTTTTTATCTCGCAACATAAAATTACCACCTTCATAGTCATCATTAAATACACCTACTATGCTTAAAACTGGTATTCCTTCCCAATTTTTAAACAGAGAGCTGATGTGATCTTGATGTTTTGCCATACCTTGACCTTTTGAGTATCTATTTAAACGTGGAGTTGAATATTGACCTATCGGTACAGCTTGTACTTTCATTTCAGGTGTCTGAAATTTAGACTGATAGTTATTTATAGCTTGAAAAACATAAGGACTTAGTAATTCGTGCAATTCGCCTTGTATATCAAGCACATCTAATTCTTCATTTTCTCTTGAAAAAAACTCATCAGGTTTGTCGTGTTGTGTCCATACGTGTTTTTCCCACTTGTGCTTTGTAATTTTTTCTATGTATTCTTCACAAAATGCTTTTGGCATAAAGTTATCTGTAACAACATAATCGTCTACATTGTCAAAATTAATCATCCGTTTGTTTTCCAAAATATATCAGCGTTGTATTTGTCAATTTCATGTGGTGTCAAATAATCTAATAAATTTGTTTCTGATGGATTTAAAGTGCCTTTTATATCATGTAAGTTCTTAAAATGATGGTTACCTTCTTGTTCAAAAACTTCAATGTTTTTAAGATCGTGCTTATACGGTTCAATTTCTAAAAACTTGTAAATGTTTTTTAATGTTTTTTCTGTATTGTTACAAATGTCGTTGTATTCAACAATATGTATACACTCAGTAAAATAGCTATCAAAAAAAGTTTCTTTTAAACGATCATATACTACCCCATACATTTCACCGTTTAAAGATTTGTGATGCACAAAAAGTTCATCATTCGCTTCAAATACTTTCATAAACGACACAACAATTTCTGCTATATCTCTTACTGTACAGATAATTTTTGGTTTGACTCCATATATTTCTTTGTACATTTTTATGTTTGGGATGCTGTGCCATATACGTCTTTTGTCTATAACTATGTTTTTTTCTGTTAAATTTTCAAACCATATGTTGCCTACGTTTCTGAGGTACTCATGTTTCATTCTTTTTATAGCTTGTGTGTCTAAGCATGGTATTTCTTTTTCGTCATACCATAATGAATAATTTCGCCATAACAATTCGACAAAAGACGATGTTGTAGACACATACATTTCAGGGTTTTGATTTAATATAGCGCCTAATACTGTTGTTCCAGTTCTTGGCAAACCTGCTAATAAATGTAGTTTATTCATCTAAGCACTTTGGTAATTAGTATTAAAAGATAAAATTGTTTTACGCTTTGATCCGTTAGGTTTCGATCTGTGTAACAAAAACGCAGGCATGGTTAATATTTCACCTTCTTCTGCTTCGTACTCAATTAATTTACCATTGAGTCCACAAATTTCTGTCTTGTATTTTGTGTCAGGCAACTCAAGAAAATAAATATTAGTAAACTGTGTTCTTGAATGGTTATGCCACGTATGTTCTGAATTTTCACTATATTGTTGAAACCATGCATCATCTCTATTAACTGAAAAATTACCAAACATATTCATGTGCATTGTTGTGCCAATATTAGCTAACAATTCTACTAACTCTTTGTGTTCAAAAAAATCGTCTTTAAATAATTTTTCTGTATTATTAAAATGATAATCTGAGTAAACACGGTTATCATTGTTTTTTGAAGCATATTTCGTAGGCAATATGCAATTTTTTTTCAGCTTGTATTTTTCTATTCTATCTAACAAAATTTCTTTTTGTTTTTCATGTGTTGTCAGTTTATTCAGCAATATCATATCTTTCCTCCTTTATAAGATTTAATGCATTGAGCTGAGTAGGATCACCTAATTGACCTTGACACCAAGTGTTAAAAGATAATGAAATTCTTGTTGTTTCTTGATCTTTTGGTAATGTTTCAACGCAATGTTGTAAAGCGCTAGGAAATAAATACAACTGACCTACCTTTACAGGGTATTTCCACGTCACAGAGTTGTATCTATTAAATGAAACTGGATGTATTAACAATGGTAACTGTGTACCTGCTGTTTCGTCATAATTGCGAAACGTAATATTATCGTTTTCTTCAACTTGTGGATAAAAAACACCTGATACTATAGAATTTTGGTGTTTATGTAATTGATGATATTCGCCACCTTTTGTGTAGTTTGCCCAAGATTGTGTTATATAGAATTGTATTTGTTCTTGATCAGGCGCTATAGTTTGCTCTAGATATTCATCTAAACATTGTTTAAAAAATTTGTACAGATTATTTAGTTTTTTATTCTGTAATATAAAACTATCAACTGTCGTATCGTTAGATTTGTTTGATCTACGTTCTAAGTTTTTGATGAAGTTTAATTCATCATCTGTAATTTTTAATGTTCTTTCATATATGCCTATAGGTATAGGAAATAAATGATCTATCATGCAATCCTCCTTTTGCGTGTATTACATTATTTAGACAGGATCATCGTCTGTATATACTAAAGTAATATCTCCTGTCTTATACTCAGTTTCAGCAGGTGGTAGTGGTCTATCATCCATTGAAACACCATCGTTAGCTATATACGTTTTACCATCTGAATGCCTAAATCCTTCGCTTTCTTCTCGCTCTACTGTATCAGACGGTGTGCAATTAGCTGTTAACCAATTAGTAAGATTAGTGTTGTAAGTATTCCAATCTGCTTGAGTTATTAGTTTTGCACAAGCCTTAACTACAGCAGTACCTTTTTCTGTTTGCACTAGTTTCATCGTAACGGTGCTGTAATCAATTACACCATCACCATCTGCATCTCTTTCTATTGCTTTGTAATGTAATGGTGTAGATGATGATGCTCCACCACCATGTGTAACCTCTGCGCCACTAACTATTTCTAAATAGTGTACGCAGTATATTAAAGTTCCATCATAATCAAATGTTACTTCTATAGTATCGTCAGGAGTAAATTGACCTCCTTCAGTTCTTCTTGCTGTCAATGTTGCCATGTTTTACTCCTATGATATTTGTCCTGTATTTCCTGATAGTGCTGAACCTGCTGATCCTGACGCTGTTCCTGTTGAACCCGCAGCTCCACCTGCTGATGCTGATGTAGGTGTATATGGACCGGCTGATAATGGGTTACCCGCTTGTCCGTTCTGACCTGCTTGCCCTATATCTCCACCATCACCACCAACACCACCTATTGCTTGACCAGGGTTGTAAGGTTGTCCACCTTCACCACCTGTTGTTGATCCACCATTATCGCCTCGCATTGCACTATGCCAATGCATTCCATATGCTGGGCCGCCTGTACCACCATTTGCGCCGCCACCTCCTCCTGCGCCGGTACCAAACCTGTGTGGTGTTGCAAAAGCTGAGCCGCCACCTCCGCCGCCACCTCCATTTCCAACAAAGGTAGCTGTGCCAGCAGCTCCACCAGTTCTAGTTCCCGCTGTATCAAAAATTACAGAAAGATTATTATCGCCAGTTTGCGAATGTTCAAATGCTACACCACCATTATTAGATGATGAAGCTGATCCTGAATGTCCTTGACCTGCTGAACCCGGTGGAAATTGACCACCCTGATTTGGATGATTTGTGCCACCACCTCCGTTGCCACCTCCACTAGAAGGATTGGTTGTTGTATTAGCGCCTGCAGCTCCTACAATAGAGCCATTGTTAGTAATATTAATTGTTACACCATTAGACCAACCTGTGTCAGTTTTCATAGCCGGTGTGCTTGTTGATGTCGATCCAACTGTTACACCACTATTAATAGTTAATATAACTGGTGTACTAGTATCACCACCTGCCGCAACTGCTGCAGTTTTAATGTTATAGTCATTGGTATTACTAGATATAGTTAATACAGTAGCCGCTACTGTGCCATAAAATGATCCGATGTTTATCTGACCTGATGTTGCAACACCTGGATTTGCACCCGCTGGTACAAGTCCACCACCACCATAGTATTCACTTAGTGCATGAGGTGCTGAACCACCAAACTCAGCAACAATGTCACCTTGTATTGATAAATTTGCGCCTGATGATTTAACTGCCATTATTTTTTCTCCAGTTTTTCTACTTTCGCAGTTAACTCCTTTATTGCTTCAATCAATATTGAAGTTAATGCACCATAGTTTACACCTAAACTTGTTTTTTCAGCACCAAACTGAGGTGGAATAACTTTTACTGCTTCAGGTAATACTCTTTTTACATCTTCAGCAATAACACCTGCGCTTTCTCTGTTGTCATGGTTATATTTAAAACTAACACCTTTAAGAGCCTGTAGTTTTTCTAGTGCATTATCAATAATGTTTACATCATGCTTTAATGCAATACTTGATGCTGTAGTGCTTGAGTAAGCAATCACATCACCATCAACGTGTAGATCACCATCAGCTTCTAATCGCATTTCGTTATTGCCATTCACATAAAAGTCCATTTGAGTGTCAGCAGTAAATTGAATGTAATCACCTGCATCAGCGCCTATTTTGTTTGAACCTAACAACAAATCACCTGTCATAGTGCCACCTGCTAATGCTAGTTTTGCATCTAGTTGTGTTTGTATTGCGCTTGTAACACCATCTACATAATTAAGTTCTGCTGTAGTAGCTGTAACTCCATCTAATAAATTTAGTTCAGCTGCTGTTGACGTAACACCGTCAAGAATATTTAACTCTGCCGCAGTAGATGTAACACCATCAAGAATGTTAAGTTCTGCTCCAGTTGAGGTAATTGCTGTACCACCTACTTTCCATTGACTTGCTGTTAGATTTGGTTTAATTGCTGTTGTGCCATCTAACAGATCATCAAGTGAATCTAAGTTAGTGTTTAGTTTTGTTCCCCAAGTATCAGCAGAAGCTCCCACTTCAGGCTTTGTCAAAGAGAACGTAGTAGTAGTTGTATCTGCCATTTCTTATCTCCTAAAAAGTTCCTTGCCATACTCGGAATTTGTCAAACTCACCACTAAGAATGTTTTTTCTGACAACTTCTTTTCTCGCTTCTATATCATCCCATTGTACTCCTGCATCCTTGCACCATTGAGCCATGATGTGTAAAGGTATAGAGCCTACAAGACGATTCTCACCAGTTAAACCCACCTTTGCCTGTCTTAAATCATTTGCTCTGTCTAGGCTAGGTGCATTATCAAATGTACGTGCAATCTCTATCTTATCTTCTTTTTGATTGTATTGTACTTGTTCTTTTACTTTCATATTATCTCAAATTTGGTGTGGGAAACTTAGCTCAAATCTCCCACGTTAAGTGTGGGGAGATTAAGGAGGACTCCCCACACCTAATATTCTACCTCATTATGAAGTAGTACAGTCAGCAACTAAACCTGAAGCCTTCTCGTTTTTAGAGATAAGCGTAAGTTCAGTCAATACTTGACGTGTTGTATTATCACCAGTCTTGGCTAGTTCAGTATTCTTAGTTGGTCTAAGAATTCCACATGCCCACATATCAGACTGCATAATCCACACATCACGTGATCTGTTCTCACGAGAAGGAACAAAGTCAACTGTTCCCCACGGAGTAACATACACGTCTACTGCGTTTACAACTGCGTTAGTACCACCAACTGCTGCACCAATTGTAGAGCGTTGGTTGTTCATACCAGTAAATCCTAGTGCCTTGTTCATTTGGAACGCACTTAGATATACAGTATCAGGCTTACCACCTTCTTCCCAAATAGACTGCATAACACTATCAAAGTCTGCTTGTGCAAAAACAGTAGCTGTACCATCAGTACGAGCTGTTGCACCCGGTACTGAGCCAGTTGGGTTTGCACCACCTGATCCACCGATGTTTGCAACATTAGTTGTGACGTAAGCACCACAACCTGCTAGTTCACGAGCAGTTGTCGCATTACCTGCGACATAAGCGTTGTTATCAAACAATGCCTTCTCGATGTCTAGCTTTTGCTCTTTAGCTATCTTCAGCACCTGGTATGCCATCTCAGCAGAACGCCCGGCCTTATCAAGACCTTCGTCTGTATCAGGTATCACGGTTGCGTTCTTGAAGATTTGAGTATAATTTCCCAGCCTGACGGTGGAAGTTCTTGCCTCGGCAGTTGTTGCATCACCTTCAATGTGTGCATTAGCAGCCGAACTTCTTAATGAGTCGGTCTGCCATTCGTGGTAAGTGTTACTTGCTTTTACTTTTTTCAGCGATGAGTAAAAAGGAGTTTCTTCAGGTGAGATGTCATAAATGACGTTCTCTAAGTCCTCACGAATACCTTTTGCATCATAACTGTCAAATGTATTACTTGGTTGT